AATGTTCAATTAATAACATCATCAGTTAGCTATGTAACTGGTTCAACTCGTTTTGGTAGTTTAAGTAGTAATACTCATCAATTTACTGGTTCAATATTTACAAGTGGTTCTATAACAGTAAATGGATCAAACGTAATTTTAACAAATCAGACATCTTCAATGTCTGTAGCTACTGCTTCATATTGGAGCGGTTCAATCACAAATGCAGCTTCAGCTTCATATTGGAGTGGAAGTATTGTAAATGCTGCTACAGCATCTTTTGTAACTACAGCTCAAACTGCTTCATTTGTTCAAACAGCTCAAACAGCAAGTTATGTAGTAACAGCTCAAACAGCTTCATTTGTAACAAATGCTCAATCTGCAAGTTACTGGAGTGGTAGTATTGTAAATGCAGCAACGGCTTCATTTGTAACTACAGCTCAAACAGCAAGTTATGTAGCAAATGCTCAATCAGCATCTTATTGGAGTGGTAGTATTACAAACGCATTATCTGCCTCATACGCTGCAACAGCGTCTTACGCATTAAACGTACCTGTTACAGCATCATATGCTTTAACTGCTTCTTATTGGAGCGGTTCAATCACAAACGCATTATCTTCTTCATACGCTTTAACTGCATCTTATATTTCAGGATCAGGTGGTGGAGTAGGATTTCCATTCTCAGGTTCAGCAGTTATTACTGGTAGCTTACAAATATCTAATTTAACAAGTAGCGGTATTAGCTACTTAGTAGCTGACGCTACAGGTCTTATAACAGCTCAAACATCATCAGCTGCTTTAAAAGCAACTCAAGTTTATACTGCATCAGCAGGTCAAACAGTATTCTCTGTAGCAAATGGTTACTCAACAGGATATGTTGATGTATTCATTAATGGTACTAAATTAGTTCAAACAGTAGAATTTACAGATACATCAGGTACAAACATTGTACTTGCAACAGGATCATTTAGTGGTGATTTAGTTGAAGTAGTAAAATATACTCCTGCAGCAGGTGTATCAAGTAATGTTTTAAGACAAACAACATACTTTACAGCATCAGCAGGCCAAACTGTATTCTCTGCTTCTTATACTCCAGGATTATTAGATATTTTCTATAATGGTTCTAAATTAGATAATTCAGAATATACAGCTAATAATGGTACTTACTTTACTTTATCTACAGCTTCTTTAGCTGGTGATAAAATAGAGGTAGACGTTTACTCATACCAAGTAGGTGGATTTAGTGGTATTGGAGGTCAAGGTGTTGCAAATCAATTTGCATACTTTACATCTACAAATGCTGTTACAAGCAGTAATGCTATTACTATTAATGGTACTAATGCTATTGTAACAGGTAGTTTATTAGGAACTGCTTCATACGCTAACAACGCAGATACATTAGATGGATTAGATTCAACTGTATTTACTTTAACAAGTTCATTTAATGCATTTAGCGCTTCAGTTAATACTACAACAGCATCATTTAGTGGTAGAGTAGGTGCTTTAGAATCATATACAGCATCTCAAGCTGTATTGAATGGTAAGTATGCTACAACAGCTTCAAACACATTTACAGGTCAACAATATATAACTAATACTTCTTTTCCTATTGGTTTCTCAGGTACATCAGCTTCATTATACACTGATGGTGGATTACAAGTTACTAGAGATGCTTATTTAAGTTCATCTTTGTACATCAAAGGTAATTTAACTGTATACGGAACTCAAAGTGTAAGTTACATTACTTCTTCTCAACTTAATATTGCTACTAACTTAATTACAGTTAATACATCAACTCCAAGTATTAGATTTGGAGGTATTGCAGTACAGGATTCAGGTTCAGCAAGTGGGTTAACTGGTTCTTTACTTTGGGATAGTCAAAACAATGTTTGGCTTTATACAAACCCATCAGGTGGTTTATATGATGGAGGGATGGTATTGATGGGTCCACCAAACTATAGCAGTACAGGTAACGAAGTAGGAATTACAACAAATGCTTTAGCTAAGGGAGCAGGAAGTCATCACATGACTTCATCTGGCATTTTTGATGTAAGTGGAAGTGTTGGTATTGGAACTTCATCTCCTTCTTATACTTTAGATGTATTGGGACAAGCTAGAATTACAGGTTCAATAATAGGCAGTCAATTTAATACAGCATCCATTCAAGGTGGTGGTTTTGGTACAACAGCCTTAAGTAATACTCAAAATACAGTTGCTGGAGCTGTTATAGGAACATATGGTAGTCTTTTTGCTTTTATAGATTTAGCATCACAAAATACATATGGGTCTTGGATTGATTTTAGTTCAGGAAGTGGAGATGATTATCAAGGTAGAATTAGATATAATAATGGTAATCAACAATTTAATTTTTATACTAGTGCTAGTAGTAGTCCTATGGTTAGTATAGGTGCTTCAAGTATAGGCGTAGGAACATCTACACTTATAGAAGGCACTCAAGCTGCAGGAACCATATCAATATTTACTTCTAGCAGTGTATCAGGAGGTCCATTAATTCAATTTTCAGGTAATGGTAGAATTAGACCTGCAAGTACAGGTGATAGATTGTCTATAGACGGTAATGCTTTATATTTAAACTCTTACATAGGTGGTAATATTATAATGGCTACTGGAGGTGGAAATGTAGGTATTAATACAACATCTCCATCTACTACTTTATCTGTAGGGGGTGCAATAACATCTACTGCTTTAACAGTAAGTGGTAGTACGAATGCTTATATACAATTAAATGCAGGAAATACAGGTGGTAATGAAGCAGGCATATTCTTCTCTAATTTAGGAAATAAATGGGAACAGTATACTGCTGCTAACGATTCAAGCATGCTGTGGTATAGTTATGCTGCTTCTTCTGTTGTATTAACATTAGGTAATACTGGATATTTAACTTCAAAAGCAACAAACTCATTTACATCGGCTAACTACGATATTTGGAACTTTTTAGCACCAAACACAACAGGCGGTGCTTTATCATTTAATATAGGTAAATCACTTTCTACATATAATAATGCTTCATTAAAATTTACTTACGCCGGAAATAGTAGTACTAGTAATAGATTAGGTTTTGGTTTTTATGATAATGATAATATATTAAACGTAACTGCTGGAGGGTTTGTAGGAATTGGTTCAACAAATCCAACAGGAATATTAGATGTTGTTGGTGCTTCATCAAGCACTCGTCCTACAATTTATATAACTCAAAGTGGATATGGTCAAATAGCAGCTCAAGATCAGTATCATGGTATGATATTTAGAGGATACCCTACTAACTATACAGACTATGCTGCTACAGCAACAGACGTAATGTCGTTTTACGAATATGGAGGTGAATTTAGATTTTACCAAAAGTATGCAAGTGGTTTAAATTTCCAAGCAAAAATAGCTGGTGGTAATATAGTAATTACAGGTACAATAACTCAAAATGGTTCTCCATCAGATATTAACTTAAAAGAAAATTTAGTTAAAATTACTTCTCCTTTAAATAAAATTTCTCAAATCAATGGTTATACATTTGATTGGAAAGAAGACTCACCTTCAAGAGGAGAAGTTTTAAATATAGTAGAAGATGCAGGTTTAATTGCTCAAGAAGTTGAAACAATATTACCAGAAACTGTTAGACAAAACGGAGACTATAAAGCATTAAATTATAATGGTGTTATAGCATTGTTAGTAGAAGGTATGAAAGAATTAAAAGCAGAAAACGATACATTAAAAGAAATATTACAACGTAACAATATACAATAATGGGTAAAAATCAATCAGCATCCAACCTCACCAATATAATAAAGCAAGACGCTAATGGTAACATTTTCTTAGTAAGTGGTTCTACTACTTTACTATCTGTTAGCTCGTCAGGTGCTATCTCAACAACAGGTAATGTTGCAGGAACAGCATCATATGCATCTAATGCAGAATTATTAGATGGTTTAGATTCAACTGTGTTTACGCTTACTAGTTCATTTACCGCTTTTACTGCGTCACAAGCAGTATTAAACGGTACTTATGCTAATACAGCATCTGTAAATGCGTTTACAGCGTCTCAATTAGTATTGAATGGTAAGTATGCTACTACAGGTAGCAATACCTTAACAGGTAATCAATACCTTAGTAGTACAGCAGTTCCAAACGGATTCTCAAATACAACTGCTTCATTATACACTGATGGTGGTTTACAGGTTACTAAAGATGCTTACTTTAGTTCTTCATTATACATTAAAGGTGATTTAACTGTTTATGGTACACAAAGTGTCAATTACATTACTTCATCTCAACTTAACATCTCAGATAATATTATTACAGTTAATACTGCAACACCTAGTGTTAGATTTGGAGGTATTGGAGTTATTGATTCAGGCTCATTAGGTACTGGGTTAACAGGTTCATTGTTGTGGGATTCACAAAACAACGTTTGGATTTACACTAATCCATCAGGCGGATTGTATGACGGTGGTATGGTATTGATGGGCCCACCTAACTACAGTTCTACTGGAAATGAGGTAGGAATAACTGCAAATGCGTTGGCGAAAGGTGCTGGATCACATCATATGACTAGTTCAGGCATTTTTGAGATAAGCGGAAGTGTTGGTATTGGTATTACAAACCCAAGTGCTTCTCTTCACGTTATTGGAACTCAAATATTTGATGGAGTTGGTGCTACATTTAAAAGAACTGGAGTATTAACTGGACAAAACTGGAATTTAGGAATTGACAATAACGGCCTTTCTTTTTATGATAATACTAACACAGCTTATAGATTAACCATAGCAAGCGGAGGTAATATAGGTATAGGACTTACAAACCCAGGAGCAAAACTACATGTTTCTGGAGAGGGACGATTTACAGATTTAGCTGTAACTGGATCAGCAGGAGCTAAAGTAGCAATATATAATAACTATTCCAACGGAAATCCAGGAATATCAATGTACAATTCAGGTGGTACAGAAACCATTTGGTTAAATGCAAATAACTCTAGTGTAAATGCAAATAATTTTTATGCCGTAAATGTTAGAAACTATCTTTCAAGAGCTAGCTTCAGACTTACATCTGCATCCGATAATGCAAGCACATTGGATATATCAGTAGTTGATGGAACTACAAATATTAATAGTAACTATTATAGTGGAGGTGGAGATAATACAATTATTATAGGCACATATGCAAATTATACTAATCAATTAGTATTAAAATCAAACGGAAGAATTGGAATTGGAACTACCAATCCACAATTTACATTAGATGTTAATGGAACTGTTAGGACTACAGGTTTAGCAATACTTAATAATTATTCTAACACATATACTACAGATAGTTCTTGGACTTCTTTTCAAACCGTGATTCCTGGAAATACTTTAAATGCATATGAAACCTATTTAGTTGAATTAAACTGGACTTATTCCCCGCCAACATATGCTCCTTACTATGCTTCAGCAGCATTTTTATTTAGACCGGTTTCAACGAATGCTACTAGTAACAATAATTCTATAGCATTACAAACTAGCTGTCATATAGGAGGAGATTATATAATTAGTGTAGCACAAAAAAATGTTAGCGGCGGGGGATGTGGTGGGTTAGTAGCTAAATTAAGCTGGTCTACTGAGTCTCCATCTTATATTACAGTAACAGCAAAACGAATAGCAATACCATAAAATTAAAATAAATTTGGTTGTCTCCCAACTCTATTATATATTTATATACAGTAAATAAAACCTAAAAATATGTTATTATTATTGACAATCGTTGTAATAGCTGTAGTAGTTGCTTTAGTTATTAACAACAACAAAAAACAAATCGCTGAAACTATTGAGAAAGTTGAAGAAACTGTAGCTCCAGTAGTTGAAGAGGTTAAAGAAGTAGTTGCTAAAGTTGAAGAAGAAATTGCTAAAGCTCCTAAAGCTAAAAAAGCATCAGCTCCAAAAACTAAAACAACAACAAAAACAACAGCTAAAAAAGCAAAGTAATTATGGAAAAAATCAGTTTAAAATTGTATGAATTCTACAATCTAGAATCAGAATTAAACGGTGTTACAAATCAACAAACCGGTGAAAAAATTTCAGCTGGTTTATTAGCTGAAAAATTAAAGTTAACTGATAAGTATTGGTTAACAGAATTGTCTAAAAAAGTTTCTGCTGAAAAAGCTACTGTTGAAACTCTTAAAGAAGAGTTAATTAAGAAGCATGGCGAAACAGACGAAACTGGAAACATCAGTATCCCAATGTACATTGACATCGTTAAAGATGAAGAAGGTAAAATCATTGATGGTAAAAACAATCCAAAATTCATTGAGTTCCAAAACGAATTTAATGCATTATTACAAGAAGAAAAAGAATTAGAGTACAAACCAGTACAACTTAGTGCTTTAGAAAACATTGAGTCAGATGGTAACTACCCAACATTCTTTAAATTGGTTGTAACTGATGAACAAGCTTAGTGAAATATTTCAGGCGTGGGTAATCGCAGAGAACCCAACGCCTGAACAAAAGCTATTAGCTGAACAACGTACTGCTACTTGCGATACGTGTGAGCATAGAAGCGTTAACAAAATATTTAATTTAGATGTTTGTGGTTTATGCGGATGTGCTTTAAAGAAAAAAGTATTTAGTCCTGTGGGACCTAACGCCTGCCCTGGCAAAAAATGGGAAAAATAAAATCGTTATGTCACAATTAACAACCGAAGAATTACAATCTGTTAAAGATTTACAATCAAAATATAATCAAACTATATTTGAGATTGGTGTTGCTGAAACGCAAATTTTAACATTAGAAAAGCAAATCATAAAGTTACGCGATGATAAAGAGGCTTTGATTAAAGATCTTGAAACAATTGAAACAAAAGAAACAGCACTAGTATCAACATTGCAAACAAAGTATGGTACTGGTACGATAAATCCTGAAACAGGAGAAATCACACCTACTCAGCAATAGTTCGCGTTTTATCGTTGTTTTTAGATATTTATTATTAGGTCAATCCTAATAAATTCCAAAAACAATAATATAAAATGGCAGAAAAAATCTTAAGCCCTGGTGTTTTCCAGAACGAAAGTGATCAGAGTTTAGTACAAAAAGGTATACAAGGAACCGCTACAGCAATTGTTGGTCCTACAGTAAAAGGTGCTCCTTTTGTACCTACTTATGTAACTTCTTATACTGAGTTTGCATCTATTTATGGTGAAACTTTTAAAAGCGGTAGCTATTACTACGAATATTTAACTTCATTAGCTGCTAAAGAGTACTTCCAAAACGGTGGTAACACATTATTAGTAACTCGTGTTATTAATGGTAGTGGTTCAGTTAACGTTTATGCTAGTGCTAGTGTAATTTCTACAAATACAAGTGCATCATTTGCTTTAGAAACTTTAGCTTGGGGTGATATAATGAATAACGTATCTACTCTAACTAGTGGTTCATTACCAAGTGGTTCATCTGCAAACGTTCGTTGGGAAATTACAAATGTAAACACTGGTAGTGGTACATTTAACTTAGCAATTCGTGCAGGTAACGATAACGACGCTCAAAAGAATTATATCGAATCTTGGCCTAACTTATCATTAGACCCAGCTTTACCTAACTATATCTCTAGAGTAATTGGTGATGCCAAATACGTTTGGACTTACAACTCTACAGATGGTACTTCATATATTCAACAAACTGGCTCTTATAATAATATTTCTAAATACATTAGAGTAGCATCAGTACCAACTCCACAAGTTGATTCAATCGACAACAATGGTACTTATAAATCATCTTACGTAGCAGGTTTACCAGCAGTAGGTAGTGGTTCATTAGGTGGTGCTTTTGCAGGTGGTGTTGCTGCAACATCTTTAGAACAAAAGATGAATGAGAACATATCTAACACAAACATGCAAGGATATGCTCCAGCAGATTACATTACTGCATTTAACTTGTTAGCAAATAAAGATGACTACAAATTCAATGTGTTATTAGCTCCAGGTATTACTTTAAGTAATGCTGCTGTTACAACTATGATTGCAACTGTAGAAGGAAGAGGTGATGCAATCGCAATCGTAGATAATAGCGTATATGGTACTGCTGTAACAACAGCTGCTAATAACGCTGCTGGTCAATCTAGCAACTACGCTGCAACTTACTATCCTTGGATTCAATTATACAGCTCTAACTTAGGTAAAACTGTATGGGCTCCTCCAACAACTGTAATGGGTGGTGTTTTAGCATTCAACGACCAAGTTGGTGCTGAATGGTTCGCCCCAGCAGGTTTAAATAGAGGTGGTGTTCCATCAGTATTAAAAGCTGAAAGAAGATTATCTCAAACAGATCGTGATACATTATATAGCGCAAACGTTAACCCATTAGCTACATTCCCTGGAGAAGGTGTTGTAGTATTTGGTCAAAAGACATTACAACGTAGAGCTACATCATTAGATCGTGTAAACGTTCGCCGTTTATTAATTGCATTAAAAGATTATATTGGTCAAATTTCTCGCAATTTAGTATTTGAACAAAATACAAACGTAACTCGTAATAGATTCTTATCTCAAGTTAATCCTTATATGGAATCAATCGTTCAACGTCAAGGTTTATACACTTACAAAGTAGTAATGGATGAAACAAACAATACTCCTGATGTAATTGATCGTAACCAATTAGTAGGTCAAATTTACATTCAACCAACTAAGACTGCTGAATTTATTATCTTGAACTTTAACATCTTACCAACTGGCGCTACATTCCCTGCATAAGGGGATGTGGTTCCTAATATTTATTAATAGCAATAAAAATTTAACATAAAATGGCAGTATTAGACGCTAACGAAATAATGTTTACCGCTTTTGAACCAAAAGTTCAGAATCGTTTCATTATGTATATTGATGGTATCCCAGCATACTTAATTAAAAGTGCGACAGCACCTGGCTTTGACGCTGGTGAAATTATTTTAGATCATATCAACGTTTACCGTAAAGTAAAAGGTAAAGTAAAATGGAATGATATGACTTTAGGATTATATGATCCTGTAACTCCATCTGGTGCTCAATCTGTAATGGAATGGGCTCGTTTGGCTCACGAATCAGTAACAGGCCGTGATGGTTATTCTGATTTTTACAAGAAAGATTTAACTTTAGACATCCTAGGTCCAGTAGGTGATGTAGTAGGTGAGTGGATCGTTAAAGGTGCTTACGTAAAAACAGCTACATTCGGTGAATACGATTGGGCTAATGAAGCAGCAATTAACTTAACAGTAACAGTTGCTATGGATTATTGCGTATTAAACTTTTAATATTATTCTTATATTTATTTTCTTAAGGCGTCTGCTTGGCAGACGCTTTTTTTTATCTTATATTTATAGTCATGGGAAATTTATTAAATTCATTTGAAATTACAAATCTAGATTTAGAAAATTCAGCACCTAGTGGTTTTAACGTATTAGATACTATAACAAGTTATGGTTCATTAACTACAGGTACTCCTACAACTAAATCAAATCCTGGTGGTCCTATTAATTTTTTACAAAAATATTTACCAAAAAATACTTACTTAGATAACAATCCAATTCGTAATAAGAAATCAAAACAAACACAGTTTCAAAGTACGAATTTAGATTTAGAAGAAAGTAAGGTAGATGGTGGTATCCCGTACAAACAAGATAAAGATCCAACTGTATATTCAAAATATACAACAGGAACTCCTACAACTAAGGCCAACCCAGGATCTTTTAATAAATTTAATCAAGTTTATAACCCATCTAATGCTTATTTAGATAACAACCCAATTAAAGGTGAAGGTAGATTAAAATCAACTACAGCTAATACTAATTTAGACGTTGAAAATCCAACACCTAACGGAGGTATACCATACAATCAACAAAATGATCCAACTGTATACCCAGTAACTTCTCATAAAAAATCATCAGCAGGTGGATTTTACCCAGTACAGGGACAAGCAGCATCTAAATATGATCAAGTATATAATCCAAAAAATACTTATTTAGATTTCATTAAGAAATATACTTAACGTATATTTATATATACAATAAATAAAATGTTATATGAGCGAATTTAAAATTCCAACCGAAACAGTTACATTACCATCTAAAGGTTTGCTGTACCCTAAAGAATCACCACTTTCTAACGGTGAAATTGAAATGAAATACATGACAGCACGTGAAGAAGATATCCTTACAAATAGAAACTATCTTAATAACGGCACATGGTTAGACAAATTATTAAAATCACTTATTGTTACTCCTATCAATTATGATGAGTTATTAACATGTGATAAAGATGCAATATTAATTGCTGCTCGTACTTTAGGTTATGGTAAAGATTATAGTATACTTTACAATGGTACTGAACAAACAATCGATTTATCCCAATTAGAAGATAAAAAAATTGATTATTCATTATTTGAAAAAGGAACTAATGATTTTGAATTTACTTTACCTAGAACAGGTAATGTAGTTACATTCAAATTATTAACACACGCTGACGAAACTAAGATTGAGCAAGAAATTAAAGGTTTACAAAAAGTAAATCCAGAAACTTCTCCAACATTAACAACTCGTATGAAATACATCATAACATCAGTTAATGGTGATCGTGAAGTAAAAACAATACGTAGCTTTGTTGATAATGCTTTATTAGCACCAGATGCTAGAGCATTACGTAACTACTATAATCAAATATCTCCAGGTATTGATTTAAAATTCATTCCTAACGATCCAGGTTACGTTGGGGAGGGCGTAAACTTCGAATTAGAAGCTAACTTTTTTTGGCCTGACGCAGGAATATAGATTATCATTATTTAGACAAATCCATGAAATTGTATTTAATGGAAATGGAGGATATAGCTGGGATATAGTGTATAATATGCCTATATGGTTACGTAAATTTACTTTTGAAACGTTAAAAGAACATTTCGAAAAGAAAGAAGCCGCTAAAAACGGTGATGATCTTACCAATACAACAAAACATAAGGAAGTACCACGAGCGAACATAGCTCGTACTCCAACATATATATCTAAAGTCGCTAAAAAATAGCGGCTTTTTATATTTATACGATGTAATAACACATTATGGCCGATCAATTAACACCAAAAGACTTAGCAGAATTAAAACAGCTGTATAAAGACTTACATAATATTGATATACCTAATATAAATTCTTTTGTTAAAGAATTAGGGATGGAGGGTGCTCGTAAAAATTTAGAGCAACTGCGCAAGGAATTTCAAAATATAAATTCTGATATTACATACTTAGTTGGCCATTTAAAAGATGCAACTAGAGAAGTTAGTAATCAAACTAACGCTATTAAGGATACTAGAAAATCTTATAATTCATTAACTAGTATAGCTAGTAAATTGAAGTATGATCAAGATGGTATTTCTAGATTAAATAAAAAAGATTTAGAAAGCATATCTAAAAAAGTAGTACAAGAAAGACAAAATTTAGAGGCCGCTAGAGCAACAAATATAGAACGTGCTAAATTTTTAAAGGATCAATTAAGAAATAATAAAAATTTAGACGATGCTACTAAAGCAAGGTATGCATTTGAAAAAAAATCTATTGAAAAAGCAATAGATGAATCAGATAGTTTCTTAACAGATACAACTAGTGGTTATAACTTATTATTAGGTGCTGTTGAAAAAAGAATAGATAAAGAAAAACTAGCTAATAAAGCATTAGGAGCATCAGGAGCATTAGTTAATGGTTTATCTAAAGCAATGGATAAACTAGGTTTAGGTAGTTTAGTTAACCTTGACCGTGTAAAAGAAAAAATGCAAGATGTAGCAGATAATGCTGCTGCTGCGGCACAAGCTGAAGGCCGTCAAGTTACCTCTTCTGAAAAATTAAAAGTATTAACAGAAGGATTAGGTGAATCTTTTGCAAGTATGGGTGAAGCATTAGCTGATCCTGCATTAATAATTCCCCTTATAGTAGAGGCATTTAAGAAAATTGTCGATTTAGGATTTAAAGCAGATAATCAAACAACAGATTTAGCTAAATCCTTAATGCAAACTAAGAATGAGGCCGCTGATACTCGTGAACAGTTTGTTGAAATGTCTCGTGATATAAACGATGCTTACATTAATACAAACAAATTAATAGAAGCAAATGCTGCATTAGGTAAACAATTAGGATTCAATAAAGTATTCTCTCAGGAATTAGACGAAACATTTATTGATTTAACTAAGAAAATAGGATTAAGTGAAGAAGCAGCAGGTGGTTTAGCTAGAATTAGTATTGCAACAGGTAGAACATTAAAATCAACTGAACAAACTATTGCAGCCACTACATCTCGTATTAGTGCACAGAATGGAGTTCAATTGGATGGAAAAGATATATTAGAGGAATCAGGTAAAATATCAGGACAATTATTAGCTAATTTTAAAGCTAATCCTGGAGCTATAGCTGAAGCAGTAGCTCAAACAAGAGTATTAGGTACTACACTTGAAAAAACAAAACTACAATCTGAAAAATTATTAGATTTTGAATCATCAATTAGTAATCAATTAAAAGCTGAATTACTAACTGGTCAACAATTAAACTTAGAAAGAGCAAGAACATTTGCTTTACAAGGTGATCAAGTAGGTGTAGCTAAAGAATTGGCTAATCAAGGAATGAATTTTAACAAATTTAGCCGATTAAACGTTATACAACAAAAAGCATTTGCTGAAGCTTTAGGAACAACTTCAGACGCATTAGCAGATCAATTATTAAAACAACAAGCTATTGGTAAATCAAGAGCTGAAATAGTAGCATTGGGTGGTGAAGAAGCAGCTAAGCGATTAGAAGCATTATCAGCACAAGAAAAATTCAATGCTGCTGCTGAAAAGTATAAAGAATTAATAACAAATTTAATATCAGGTCCATTTGGTGAGTTTTTAAACATGATGGCGGATATAGTAGGTTTAGCATTTAAAATAATAAATCCTTTAATTAAGTTAGTAAGTCTTGTATTAAAACCTACATTATCAATATATTCTGCTATTGCAAGAACTATAGGAGCTGGTGTAGATAATGTTGGAGGTTCTTTTACTTCAGAGGTAGGAAATACAAGTATGTCTCCAACCACCACTAATGATATGGCTGGGTATGGTGCTAACTCCTTAGTAACACCATCAGGAGTAGTAGCATTGAACAATAATGATACAGTAATTGCTGGTACTAATTTAGTTAAGGGTGATGATATTACTTCCTTCCCTAAAGGAGTGCTTGGTTTAGGTGGTGATACATCTAAAATAGAAAATTTATTAGAAAGACTTATTAATAAAAATACCATATTAGAAGTAAATGGCAGAACACTAGCTACAGAATCAGTTAGATCAACATACAAATCAGCATAACAATTAAATATTTATATTAAATAATAATAAACATGGAAATTTCTAAAATTTTAGGCTTAGGTGGTAACAAACCATCATCATTTGGTGTAGACCCAGTTCCACCAAATTCATTGCACCTTGCATATTCAACTGATGGTAAACCTAATGTTAAATGGAGAACTATTAGTGGAAGTGGTCCTAAACCATTACCATCACGTTTAGATATAAACGATAGCAAAGACAAATACAGCCCTTCTAAAAAATATAACGGGTAATGCCATTAATAGACTTAAAGACTGATTTAAGATCACTTAAGTATGGTCATGATAGACCTGGAGGGGGAAGTAGTGATCAACCTTATATTAAAACTAATATCAACGATCCTGACAGTAGTGTCGCTCGTGATTTTGATGATGGTTTTATTAGAGGTGGAGCTATAGGTGCTGCTAAAGCATCTGTTGTTGATACTCTTCGCATAGGAAAATTTTTAACAGATTTACCTAAAGGTCCCTTATTCATCGCTAGACAAACGGCATTACAATTTTCTAATCCAAAATTAGAAATTAAAAGAATAAATACTGGTATTGGTTTTATAGATACAATAGGTAATTTTGTTCAAGACCAATTAGGTTTAGGTCCTACTCGTATCTATAATTTAGGTATTAATACAATTGCTCAAATACCAGTTAATGCATTTGGTATACATTTTAACAGACATGGTTTATTACCTGTGCAAGATGATAGTACTAAATACTTATCTGTAGTTCAATCTAAAAATAACAATAATAGTAAAGATAATAGATTAGTAGGATTAACTAAAAAATTAATTAAACCACTTATATCTGATGCTCCTTCTACATTTTTAACAAATGCTTTATCATTACTTCCAGGAGCTTCATTATTTTTAACTCCTAGAGAACAATTAATAGATTCTTATATAGGAGGACCAGGATCAGTATATGGCGTAGGAAAAACACTTATTAAACGTTATGATTATACAGTAGATGGTGTTAGAATAAACGAAGCATTAGATAAAAGAATAGGTGGGCAAGCACATAATAAAAACGATAATAATATTTCTGCTTTAGATCGTACTAAAGATCTTGCAGTTAATGGTTCTACAGATCAATTAATTGCTTCTGCAGATTTGACTAAAGATACAAGTTTACCTGCTTTACCATCAGCTAAAACGTATCTTAAAATAAAAACAAGTATTAATGATCAAATAAAAAATTATAGTGGTAGTTTAGATGTTTCTGTAAATAGAGGAGCTAAAGATTTTAAATACTTCGGCACTAAGAAGGTATTTGATAGTGGAAGTGTAGCTATATATAATAATACTTTAGAATTTGAAAGATATGACCCTGATATAATGACTATTTCTTTCCAAGCAGTTAGCTCCAAAGATATAAATCCAGATACTGGAGAAAGATGGAGATTTTCAGCATATATGAAAGGATTTAAAGACAACTACAACGGAACTTGGAATGATGTCAACTATATAGGGCGTTCAGAAACTTTTCAAATATATAGTAAATTTAAGCGTGATGTATCATTTACTTTAGATATACCTTGTTTTAATAAAACACAATTAACAGAAAAACATAGAGCTTTAGGTCAATTAGCATCAACAACAGCAGGTACCTATTTTAATAATGTTATGGGTGGTGTATTTTTAAGAGTAAATGTGGGTAGTTATTTAGTAGATGAATACGCAATTTTAAATAATATATCTTATGATATTCCTGATGATTCATCTTGGGATATAGATACCAAATTAGCAATGTATCTTAAAGTTTCTATTAGTTTAACTATTATCCCTAACAAACGTCCTGAATATGAAGTAGGAACACCTAGTTCTAAGACAGGATTTTTTGGTTATTTAGATAATACTACAGATGGTTTCTTACCAATTGCTTATAAAAAATTATATTCTTCAAATGCAAATGCTGCTGATAGGGCTGCTGAACGTAATCAAAGAAATAGAGCAAATGCAAATCAATTTGTTGATAGAAACGGAAATTTTAGAACAATCTAAAAATAAATAATGAATCGCTACGAAAATACAACAATATTAAAAACACAACAAGATAGACCTTACTTTAAAAGTAAATTCTACCCTAATATACCATTATCAGAAAATGATATATATGTTATTACTACTGTTGGAGATAGACTTGATTCCCTAGCAAATTCTTATTATAATGACCATACGCTTTGGTGGATAATCGCTATGGCTAATAATAATGCTACTAAAGGAGCTTTATATCCAGTACCAGGTACTCAATTAAGAATACCAACTGATATAAATGCTGTTTTAGATTTATTTGATAAATTCAACAATGCCAGATAAATGTTATGTCTATATTTAAAGAAACCTTTCCAGATTTTGTACAAGATGAATTAAGTAATCGTCAAGATCGCCTTAATAATCCTAATAAACGATTTGAACTAAACACTTACCAATCAACAAGAAATTCATTTATAAGAATGACTTCGGGTGTTGATGTTGATGGTAGACCTGATTTAGCTAAAAGATATATTTTACAAGGTGGTACCTTGAGCGGTACTTCATATAAAGCGGGTGTAGGTATTTCATTTGATAAAAACGCCTATAGCTCTAATAGTGATAAAGATGAAAGATATATTCGTGGTATTAGACCAATGCCAGGTATTGTAGGTATGACTGCTGAGTGCAAAACAGCTTATGGTTCATTAATAGAAGCAACAGTTAAATTCGTATGTTGGGATATCAAACAATTAGAAGATCTAGAATTGTTGTATATGCGTCCTGGATACACAGTATTGTTAGAATGGGGTTGGGCTTATAACGGCCAACAACCACAATTTTATGATATATTAGATAAAAAAGAAATTAATTTTGATAAAACTAATGTTGAATTATTCAAACAATGCCAAAAAAATAAAGGCAACTATGAAGCAATATTAGGCTATGTTAAAAACTATCAATGGTCAGCTAGACCAGATGGAGGATATGATTGTACTACTTACATTATATCATTAGGTGAAGTATTAGAATCATTAAAAATTAATTACGCTCCATTAAACATATCTTTAGAAGAAACCTCAGATGATAGACATGTTGGTTTGTTGAAAACATTTGCTTTATCTGCAGATAGTAAAACAGTTTATGGAATATCACCAACTACAGATAAACAAATAATAAAAGATCAATATTCAAAAGGTATATTAAGTGGGTTATTAGCAGAAATACAAGAATTTGCTAGCACAACCTATTTTCCCGAAGCATCTTCTATGACAGGGTTTAGTAAGTATCCTGATTTATATTTAAAAAGTTTTAAAGGAAAATGGTTACCATATTCCATATTTAAAAAATATTGGGGTTTTAAAAACGTACAAAATTATCAAGCTCCATTTCCTTCTATTTTAAAAGATCAATATAGCTACTACATTACATTAGAAAGTTTATGTGATTTAGTTAATGAATATGTTATACCTAAAAATACAAATAATAAGGATAATTCAACATTAGTTGAAATTAAAACAACCAGCAGAGAATACTCAGGTAATAAAGCTAAAGGTTTAGAATGTATTGCTCATCCTTTACAAGTATCTACAGATCCAACTAGATGTTTAATTAAAGCAGATTTATGGATAAATAGAGGTTCTGCTATTTTAGGAGATGCTATTAATGCCGCTAACACACCAATTCCTGCTCAAACAGTAAGTACAAGTGTTAATCAAATAATATATGAAACAAATGCAGAAGATATTGTATTAACTTTTCTTAAATTTTTAACTAGACTTAATCCAAATTATCCTACTTCTAAAGCATCTTTAATACATGAATTTCAACAATTTCGCATTCAAATAGAAAATACTATTCAAAGTATAGATAGATCATCTGATGGTAATACTATAGTATATAATTTTACACAAAATGCCGGAAATGGAAATTTATTTGATAAAAGCATAACAACAGCACCTACAGGCCAGTTAGGATTTAACATATTAAAATATATGGGTTATAGTAGCCCTGAAGCATTATACAATGATATTTACTCAATAGCAGTAAACAAACGAAATGGATATTATCAAAACTACCCAGAACCTTTTAGAACATTTATTGATAATAATAAAGCAAATATTATTGATGCTATCGCAAGTAACTTAATATTCGATAATACTATTGGAGGTGATGTACAACATACAGGATTTGTTACAGCTCACGCTCAATATTTAGAGAAAAAATTAACAGGTAATATAATACAAGATGCATCTAAAGCTGCTGAAAAATCTTTAAAAGGTTTAAATAATTTAAAAGATTATTTTGTAGATGGTAGTAACTATACTAGAGGAAATATATCAAACATTTATTTAGATATAGATTATTTACAATTTATTCTTACTAATCCAAGTATTGAATCTAAAGACCCATCAGGTAAAAATATAATTAATTTAGTAGATTTTTTTAAAACTATCTGTCAAACAGTTCAAGAATGTACTGGTAACCTAAATAATTTTAATGTTCATATTGATGGAAGAGATAATAAAGGCCGCATTGTTGACTTAAATGTAACCCCAGATTCAACAGTTTCTAATTTATTTAAAATAGAATTACATAATACAAAATCAACTGTAAGAAATTATAAATTAGAATCAAAAATATTTCCTGAACAAGGAGCTATCATAGCTATTAGTGCTCAAAATTACCAATATTCAGGACAGTTAGGATATGATAATAGTACTTTAACATCATATAACCAGGGTATTAAAGATAGATTAAAACCTAAAATATTAGCACCTTTAGTTGATCCAACCATAGATCCAAAAACACTATTAGAAACATTACTTAATTCCTTTGTTCAATTAAATAATTATTTTTCTTCATTAAGTGATGATTCACCAAATACTAAGTATGGACCTGGAAATTATAATAATGCTTTAAGAGATATGTTAGGGTTTTTATCAAGTTTAGACCCTTTAAGTATACAACAATTTACAGGTATTATTCCTATAACTTTATCTATGGATATGGATGGTATAGGTGGTATTGTTATAGGAAATTTATTTAAAATAAATGATAATGTATTGCCTGCGGGGTATAAAGGAGCTTATGGTATAGGTAGACAATTAGGATTTTTAGTTAAAGGATTTAGTCACAAAATAGAAAATAATGATTGGATTACAACTATGGAAGCATATCCATTCTTAATCCCTGAAAATATAAATCTTTCAAATCCAGGTGAAACAGTAACTTATTGGAATCAATTCTTTAAAATAGGAAAATTATTGACTCCATCAGGTAAAATACATTCTCCAACAACTAGTGATTATACTAAGGACTTCCTTAATGCAAAAGTTACAGACGAAAATAAAGCCTCAGAGGCAACTACAATTGCAAAGACTATAATTAAAAATAAGTCTATTTATGATTCTATATCTAAGGCCACAAATGTACCTTGGTATGTTGTTGGTATAATTCATTATAGAGAAAAAAGTGATTTTGATTTTAAAGTACACTTACATAATGGAGATTCTTTAACTGCTAAAACAGTTAATGAACCTAAAAGTCGACCTACTTTCAATCCAAAAAGAGGAACTATAGAACCTTCTATTTCTAATCCTTATTCGTTTATAGAAAGTGCTACTGATGCTTTAATTTATAAAGGAATAAGTAAAAAAGATTTTAGTACAATTCCTGGCATTTTAAATGCTTTAGAAAGTTACAATGGTCTTGGATATACCCAATATGCTTTAAAATCTCCATACTTATGGAGTGGAACTGATTTATATAGTAGAGGAAAATATACATCTGATGGGTATGTAGATGGTACTGCTATTGACAAACAAATGGGCGCTGTTCCTATTATTAAAGCCTTACAAGATCTTAAAGTTCAAATACCATGATACCAGCAGACCAAATATTAGAAAATCAATACACTTATGGTAATGAATATAGATTATCATCGGGAGAATACTATAAAGGATATTATTGTATTGTTTTAAATACACAATATTATACTGGTAAAACGTATAGTGATGATTCTAAAGAAATATTTAAAACATCTACTAACCCACTTTCTAAAAATCCTACCAGTTTACCTCCACAGTCTACTCCAGTACGATATTTTGTAAGAAAAGTAAATGTATTTCCCATAACGATAAAAGAAGTAAATGAACAAACTTATGTTGAATATGTTCATGATCCTTTTTATCAAACTGCAGTCATATCCACTCCTCAAGATGTAGCTAAAGCAGACACTCAAATCCCAGGTTTAAAATCTTTTTTGTAAGGCTAAAATTTTATCTTATATTTAAGGTAATAAAAAAAGGTTATGTTTTACATCATTGAGAAATCATCTCAACTATCACAATTATCATTCGAGGATTGTTTTGTTAGGTTTATTCCTTTCAACGACAATTTTCACCCTGCACTTACTGAATTAAGTTTGGTTTATGTTAGACCACTTGATAGTAAGAAGGGATATATGTTGTGTATAAATCATAACGAATCACTTTCATTATCTAAAGATAAAGTATTTAATTGGTTAGATACATTAGATAAAATATGGGTATTAAATAAAAAAGAAGCATTACATTGGTATTACAATCCAGATAAATTATTCGACGCACACCTGTTAGAATTCGTTGACTTAACGACAGTGTTAGATAACGCGTGCATTAGCTACTACTATAGCAAGCACACAGCGTTATCTAACGTTAACTGTTTAATCCCAATTAGCAAACATTACGAAGAAAGCGAGGCGATATTCAACGCTACGCTACCAACTATCAAAAAATATTCATTAGCTAACACAGCGTTTCAATTTCAAAATTTTCGTACGGCAGATATATTTTATCATATTGAAAAAAACGGCATTAAGGTCGATAAAAACTGCTTTATTGAACATTACCGCGAGAGATTAACCCACCCTGAGTTTAATTTAAATCGCGGAAAAATTTATACTCAATATAATTTATATACCACAACCTCTCGCCCATCTAATACATTTAATGGTACAAATTTCGCCGCATTGAATAAAGATAATGGTGAACGTATGTGTTATCGCCCCGAAAATGATAAATTCATCGAATTAGATTTTCAGGGATATCATCCACGATTAATTGGTGAAATGGTTAGATTTGAATTTCCTAAAGATAGAAACACATATGAATATTTAGGCGAAATATTAGGCGTAACACAACAAGAGGCTAAAGAATTAACATTTAAACAGTTATATGGTGGTGTTTGGGCTGAATATCAATCTAAACCATTCTTTGAAAAGGTATTATCTTATACAGATGATATGTGGGATGTGTTTCAATATGGAAAACGTTTTGTAACCGAAAATAAAATATTTATACCTGACGCTGATATTACTAAAAGTAAGTTATTTAACTATGTTGTGCAAAGTAAGGAAACATCAACTAATGTTCAAATATTAGAGTTAGTATTTAGTTTATTAGAAGGTAAAAAAACAAAGTTAGTATTGTATACTTATGATGCATTTTTATTTGACTATAGTGACGAAGATAAAGGATTAATCCAAGAAATAATAAATATGTTGGGTTATCCTGTTAGTATCAAACAAGGTAAATCATATCATGGTTTGGAGAAACTATAAATATTTATTATGGAATTAAACACAATACCAGACTTGAATAAACTATTCTGCACATTTACATCTCCAGCAGATTTGGATGATACAGTGAGTACTATAAATCGTCGTTACGCAATTCTATTCAATAAAATTTTTATTTTAGAATCACCACAAAGCGATGAATTGATGTGTACTTACAACATCGACTCAGGCAACTCAGCAGAGATGCCAATGGCTAATACTATCTTATTACATCGCAAGAAGGAAACTAACTCATTATATACAATCAATGCATTAAATACACTTATCAAATCATTAAACAATGGTTTTTTAGATAAGAGCTACATGGTTGATTGGAACCAATATAAAAATTGTATTTTATTGACTGATGGACCTAATTTACGCAAATTAGATACTTCAATCCATAAGATTATAGACTTCAGTAAATAACTTGGAAGTCAAAATTTAGAATCATAGATTCATTATATATTTTGTGTTCATAGAACACCGTACAATTAAAACATAACAACATGGACTTATCGTTCGTCAAGCAAAAGCTTGAAGCAAACGCCAACAAAGGCGCAGGTCGTGAAAAAATCGACTACACTAAGATTTTCTGGAAACCTAAAGCAGGTAAATACCAGATTCGTATCCTCCCAAACAAGTTTAGAAAAGAATGGCCATTAAGAGAAATCCAAATGCATTATGGATTTTCTAAGGGACCAATTTTGGCTTTATCTAACTGGGGTGAGGAAGATCCAATTACAGATTTTGCTAAAAAATTACGCAAATCAGCTGACAAAGAAGATTGGCAGTTAGCTAACAAAATCTCTCCTAAAACACGTTATTTCGCTCCAGTAATCGTTCGCGATGAATTAGGTGCAGGTGTACGTTTATGGGAAGTAGGTAAATTAGTAAATGACCAATTAATGGGAATCGCTGCCGATGAGGATTATGGTGATTTTACAGACATCACTGATGGTAGAGATTTTACAGTTGAAGCAACTGAAGAAGTTGTTGCAGGTAGAAAAGGCATTAAATGTGCTTTACGTCCTAAAGTAAAATCAACTCCAATTTCTGATGATGCTGACTTTGTAACTAAAGTATTAGATGAACAAACAGATATTTTAGCTATTAATCGTAAATACACTTATGATCAATTAAAGGATGTATTACAAAAGTGGTTATCACCTGAAGATGAAGTTGCTACTGAAGCACCTATCGCATCTAAAGATGAAGATGATGAAGATGATTTCATTAAGGAAATGAATGCTCCAATCCAACCATATTCTTTAGACGTAAAACCTAAAGAAAGTGCTACTGACAAATTTGAATCACTATTTAACGAATAAAAATGGCTAAAAGTAAAGACAGTCTGACTTCGGTAGTATCCGAGTCATTAAAACAATCATTTAACATTG